ATACAACGTACTCACCAACTGTTACGAAAAAACAGTATAAACCCAATTCATTATGATGGAACAAAATTCAAAACATTTTTTCAAGTTGGCTGCTGAGAAATATAATGTACCAAACCCTGTTGAAGGTGTAAAAGGTGGGAAACAATATGTAACTTGGGGTGAAGACAATCTTTGGCCTCAAACAGCAATCAATTTAACAGAGATTTCTACAATCCATAATGCTTGTATCCAAAAGAAACTTGAGTTTGCATTAGGACAAAAAATCACTTACACTGCTAATAATTCTTTTCTCTCTCAAGTTAATGAGTGGGGTGAAAACATCGTTGATATTTACAACAAAACTGTGTATGATTACATTATCTACAAAGAGTATGCAATCAATGTTGTATGGTCAAGAGATGGTAAATCTATTGCATCTATGGAACACGTAGATATGAGTAGAGTGAGAAAAGGTAAAAAAGATCCCTATGGTAACATTACTACTTATTATGTTTGTGCTGATTGGTCTGACACAAAGAGAAACAAAATCAATGAAATCCCTGCGTTCAGTAAAGAGGATGCTATTGATATGCCTAGTCAGTTGTATGTTTTCAGTACGTACAATCCTACTCAACAATACTACGCAAAACCTGATTATCTTGCAGCACTTGCATACATATATCTTGATTTCGAGATTGCTAATTTTCATATCAGCAACATTAAGAATGGATTTTTCCCTTCTTTGTTACTAAATCTACGTACACAGACTGACTCTCAAGACGAAAGAGATGACATCTGGACAGAATTAGTAAATCAATACAAAGGTTCTAAGAATGCTGGTGAGGTGATGGTATCATTCTCTCCAGAAGGTATTGATGCTCAGCAAATCCAAGCTAATACAAACTCTGAATTGTTTGTTACATTGAATAATATGGTACAACAATACATTCTAACTGCTCACAGAATTACCTCACCAATGTTGTTAGGTATTAAATCTGAGGGTCAACTAGGTGGTCGTACTGAAATTGTTGATGCTACAGAGTTATTCTTGAATGGTGTAATTATCCCTATTCAAAATCAAGTTATTGGTGGTATTACCAAACTATTGAAGGTTAGTGATATGAGTGTAGACTTCAATATTGAGCAAGTACAACCAGTAGCAAACACAATGAGTGATTCATTGATGGAAAAAGTACTAACACAGAATGAAATTAGAGAGATGTATGGTTATGAACCATTAACTACCACCCAAACTGAAGGAGATCAATCCAATGGCTAACATTATTTTACTTGTAGACACTGATTATGTGAAACAAAACTCTTTTTTAATTGAGAGTATTGAAGAGAAGTACATTGAAATTTCTATTATGAACTCTCAAAGATTGTATATTGAACCTGTATTAGGTACCAAATTATACAAGAAATTACAAGAGTTGATTGATAACAATGATATTAATGCTACTGGCTTCACTTCTTACAAGAGTTTGTTGGATGAATATGTTGTACCAGCACTCACTTATATGACAATGTATGAGTGTATTCTACCTCTTACTTACAAAGTAACACCAAAAGGATTGATTAGAAATAGCAATGAGAACTCTGAATTACACTCAGCAGAAGAAATTAGGTATCTAAGTGGGCAATTTAGCCAAAGAGGAGAGAAGTACCTAGAACTTTTACGTAAATATCTTATGGATGATGTCTACAACTCTAATTTACCAGAGTATAATTCATCTAATTTACAGAGTTCAGATGTAGCACCAGATACAAAATCACAATATAAAACCTCAATCTATGTTAAACGTGGAAATAGGTGCAGATACAACTTCTAACCACCCTACTATGAAAACTTGGTTAATCTCTATTTTGGTGTCAGTTTTGGCAGCACTTTCCCCAATGGTACCTCTTTTTATTACTGCTACTCTCCTTATCACTGGTGATATGGTGTTTGCTATCTACAGAGCTTACAAGAATGGAGTACCAATCACATCACGTAAACTATCTCACGTGGTGCCAAAGTTAATTTTGTATAACATTGGTATTCTTTTAGCATTCTTAGTAGAGAAATATGTTTTGGTTGATACTATCCCTATTAGCAAACTAGCATTAGGTGTAATCTCAATGGTAGAGATGAAAAGTATTGATGAAAGCTTCCAATCTATTTTTGGGTACTCTCTTTATTCTAAATTATTAGCAATGATAAAAAGACCTGAAGAAAATCCAAACAAGTAAAAAAGTAGCAGAAAAGATAAAAGGGGCAATTAAGCCCCTTTTTTCATTACCAGTTAGCAATCTTTGCTAATTCTTTTCTTTCCTTACTACCTGGTTTTGTTTGTCTATATTGATAGATGAACTCACATTTAGAACATCTTCTAGTTTTGTTGTCAGTTAGAAGGTTACATCCTTTTGTTTTACAAGTTTTCATATTTTTAGAGTTTAAGGGTTTGAATCATTTAATCTTTCTTTCTCATACTTTTCCCCTTACCAAGGAGAAAGAGTATTAAAAAAATAATAATCTTTTCTTTGATTCATAGCTTCGATGTGTTTCACAACAAATCTAGGCCTTAAACTCACAACTTATAGAGTAGCAGTGTTGTAGATTTCTCTACTGCCTCGTGTTAGTCATTCAAGATGCACCAATCCTTTCTTAGAGGGATGACTTACTCTTTACTATTCGTTGACTAACTACTCACAACTCACTTCGTATATGAGCAATTTTCGGGAGTATCGGAGAAAATTATTTTCGAGATGACAATAACTAATGTCATTCACTCTACTCATCCAATCCGACTTCTAAGCTGCTAACTATCTTTCGACCCTCACAGCTGATATACCCACACCTTATAGGGTATCTCCCTCGTGTCACAACTCTAACAAGTCTAACCCTTGTAAAGATTTACGTGATTTACGGTAGGTTTTTTTTAATTTTAAATGGAGAAAAACCTAACTTGAAAAAACTCATTGAACAATTGATGTTTGACAGACACCTTACTGATCTTTCGATATTCAAATTTACGAAGTAAATTCTACACTGCAAAACTTTTTTTCATATTCCAGTCACTTTTTTGTGTCACTCTAGCAAAAAAGAAACCCTCCTTTTTAGGGGAGGGTTGGTCTATAGAGACTATCTATAGAGGGGCAATGTTTCTTATAAAGGACTAAAATTAACTATTTGTTCTTTTTATAACAAGTTATGATCCACATCCTTCACATTGGTAATTGGATCCTGGAGGTGGTTCACTGCTAATTCCTAACTGTCTTTCCAATTCAAGGATTTCATCCTTTACCTCAAGCATTTCAAACATACTCAAGTTTTCCTCTACTAATCTCTTTCGTAGTAGGTTCAATTTATCCATCATAATATATTTAGTTTTTTAAGTAAAATCACTGCAAAAACTGTGCAAAACAACCATATTCCTGCTACTATTATCAACCACTTCTTCCAACTTTCCTCTACTTTCTTTTCTGCTACTACCTCCTTTGTCTTAATCTCCTGTAACTCTCTAATAGTTTGCTCCTTCAATCTTACAGTATCATAGATTGTTTTGTAGCTAATTCTTACAGAATCCTTAAGATATCTGTATTCGTGCTTTATAAGCTGTTTAGAGAGCCTAAGTTGTTGTCTTGGGGTAAGACCTTCAGTTGGCAGAGAAACCCTGTTAGAAGTCAAATATGAGCTTCCTAGAGTACCACAAGAATCAACTTGTCCCATATCATTTGGTAGTTGTGCACTCCTACAGCCAGTAAGGAGTAGCAGAAAGAATAAGTACTTCATCACTACTTAAATATGCTCAATTGTGATTTCAATCTCCTTGTATTTCCTTAGTTCCACCATCAAAGCATCGAATGCTACTCTACTCATAGATAAACCATTATGACCTCTACTATTACCAACTAAAATACAACCTTCTGTATCATTCTCAGTGTTACCAGAATGGATTCTAATACCCTCAAATAGGGATACATTCAATAATAGTGGCATCAACTTCTTGAATCTCTTACTTCTGTTAATAATTACCTTGTATGTACCCTTTGGAATTGCTGTTTTAGCAGGTATTTTTTCATTTCTAACAGTATCTTCCAATGTAAAACACTGAAATTTACCATTTAGATAGAGTTTACCAAAGGTTCTAGATTGTAAAAACAAATCTCTTTGAAGAAGCAACGTACATTTCATAACTTTAGTTTTATTATAAATAGACTTTGGCTATAA